TGATTTCTGGAAAGTTCATCGACGGCGATTAAAAAATAACTGCCGTGAGTGGTATTTCTAGTAGCTCCTGCGAGGGATTCGTTCAGCTTAACCACTGGTAAGTATAAAATGTTTGTTCTAGAAATGGTAATCAATTTTGATTTCATAGTACTGGTGTTGTTTGTAAACGCTTCGAGCACAGGAGTTTGCAAAATCTCTAAATCATAAAACGCAGAACCACTTGCATGAGCCTTGTTGTAAAGCCCATAGTTAATTTCTTCATCGCCCAAAGCGAATTTAGAAACCTTAAAGCTTCCATCACCTCTGGCTAATCTCTTTCTGCCTGTATCTGTCAAGACGGCATCTAAAATTATGTCGCCAGAATTATCTAAAAAACCCATATTTCGTTCCTCTCAAGTTTATCGTGTTTTATCATAAATAGTGAATTGTCACCATTTATGCTTTAATTACCTTATTCTTTTTAAAAGTTACATTAATGTCAATCAATTTACCAGTATTTTTACTTCTGATTCTAAATTTAAACTTTCTATTAGAACCAACTATTCTTTCTTCTCTAGTGCCGATGGCTATATGTTTGCCAACTATATTTGTAGCCGCTGTCAGACTAATGCTATCTGGATCTAATTGCATTTGCTCTGGTGCAAAGCCGATCTTAATATATTTTTTAAAATCTTTAGATTTCTGTACTGGAGGATCTGGCTTTGCAAGTTCAACTGTTCTAATTCTTGGATACATTGTCTCTCCCTCTTTAATTAGAGTAAACTCATAAATAGGAGAAGGATTTGAGCAAAATCCGTGCATATCCAAAGCCCTAAACATGTAATAGTACGTTTGGTTAGGAATAATCGTATCTGTATAGGATGCAGCAGTCATTTCATCAGAATATATAATTTTGTAAAACGGATTTGCAAACTCTGAATAGCTTGATGGGTGCTTCATGCATTTGAAAAGTTCAAAGTTAGTTGGATCATCACTCTCAAACACAATCGGATCTGGCTTATCTATCTTTTGAGCTTGGTACTGTCGCTCAAATGTTAGGAGATCTGATTCGTTTATATAGATTGGTACCATTGCCCGCTTGTCTATCATTTGATTAAATAGTATCAGCAGCTTATCACTTACGCCGCGATAAGTTATTAATTCTATATCCGGCGGAATTGGCGGAGAATCAAGAATGTAAAAATCATCTTTGTAGAAAAATTCTTCTAAAAATATCAAATGCTTTTTGCCCGTAGACGCTTCTTCGGCTACCACTGAGTTTATTATATTTACTCTATATTCATATACATGATCGTAGTGAACCTGTGTATCAAAGAATTTAAAATTTGACATTTCTTCATAATTGAAGAAATAGTGAGATGAAATAAAAGTACTTTTGTCATACTTTTCCAACCTAAAAGCAACCGGGGTAGATGTTCCAACTTCGCTAGATTCAATGTATTTTTCAAATCTATTTCTTGCCATGGTACCCAATAGAAAATTTTCAAAGTATGCACAGGTACTATCTGTGGTTTGCGCTACTTCATAAGTTTGTCCGCCGCCATGATTATCATCTAGATGAGTATATAAATCTAGCAGAGAGTAATATTTTACATTTCTAACAATCGGGGTTGGCTTGTCAGAAGGCACTATTACATATGTAGCGTCTTTAGAGTGATCTTCTCTGTGCATCGCAAGATACTCGCAAAACCTTTTATCAAGCTTGTGAGTTTGTAATATGCTAGCTACCTCAGAATCTGCAAATCCTTCAATGGAAATTTTGCCAAAATATGGAAACATCTCTCTTTTATTTTCGTTATCTAGATACAAATCTCTCATCTTTTTATTAACAAACGTAGTATTTCGAGTTGATTGGATAATTCGTTCATCGTCAGACAGTTTAGAAACGGCGAAACCAAAATCTACAAAATAGTCTCTACTCAAAAGATGGCGTCCCGTGAAATCATCGGGCAATGTATTAAACGCAGTAAACAATGTATTAAAGTCTTTTCTCTGATCTATATCTAGATAATCTTCTTCATAGGCAAGAAACATATTCAAATCTGGTAGTATTTGAGTTGCCCTAGAAACACCGGGTATTGCACCCAATTGTTCATATCTTGGAACGTAATAATTATACTCGTAATCTACATCTGCCGACAAAATACTACCTTGCTCTGGCTCCAACAATGATTCGGGATTTCTAGCATCACGCTCTACCAAAAGTTTACTGTACAATTCAGATCTGGGTGTGGGCAAAGGATACCGGTGATTTCTAATTTTATATTCCACTAATTTGTTGTCTACAAAATTAATGGTATCAATGTCATTGAAAGTAGCTGTTTTCATTATATTGTCCTTTTCAGTAAATAGGCTATCTTCGCAAATAAAAATATTCTAAAAATATGTCTCGATCAGATAAAGCGCCTTGTCCAATGTTTGCCATAGAAGATTGATACCTCTTTAATTTGCAAAGTACTCTTTCTCTCCCTTTCTCAAACTGATTTTCAAACATGGAGTAGTCTACAAGATGGCGCCATTGAGGTTGCATATTCTTATCAAAGCTATGTAAGTAATACACCAAAAAGGTATTATCCAATAATAATCTACTTTTTACTTTTGACACAATAGGTTCTGTTTCGTTTGCGTGAGATTGAAGCATCAAGTTGACTATTCTTTCTCCTTCAAAATGTAGTGGCTGGGCTCTTCTGGGTGCCTCATGAAAGTGAGTATAGAAAGAAATATACGAAGGCTGAAAAGATTTTCTAATGGCGCCCTGAGTAAACTCTAATCTATCAAACGCGTTATAGCCACTTCCCCTACATACAATTTTAGACGCTAAGTCTTCTTTTTTCAAAAACTCACTGTAGAATGCATGAGAAACTGCGGTATTGCCAGTATCTTGTTCAGCCAGAAGCTCTTCATCGGCTGGTATAATAGTTGGCTCAAACTCAGCAATGCCTCCGATCTCTAACGATGTATCAACATTTGAGCCATCTTCAATACCATAAGATGCTGGATTTTGGGCTGTTTCGCCTCGCATTTTACTTTGAAACTCAAATTTTTTCAATGTTGTATTTGTAATTGTTACTCCCAAATTTGTCAACATTGTCTCGAAGGCTCCATAATTATTTTTCATTTCTTCTTCGGAATACTCTGGCTTTGTGCCGCCAAAGAAATCTTCAATTACTTTTTTGTGCCTAGGGCTTGTAATTGGCATCTCCAAAAGATCTAATGACAATTTAGCTAAAAATGCATTTTGCGTTGTTCCTTGATAAATTGGTTGATCATCTAACATTTTAGGCGTAAAGCATCCAATATTTTTGGTTCTACCAAATTCATTACCAACTTGATCTCCGTAGTGTGCCGATGCCTCGCGATGGTTTTGTTCAGCATATGCACTTTCGTTTAAAACATATTGATCTTTTCCAATTAAATCCAGAATCATTTTAGTTTGTTGTTTAGCTTTTACTGTGTTACTCCACACTTTATTGACGAAAATATACGATGATGGCTTATTTGAACTTAATGAAGCATTTGTGACATCTTTTGTTTCATAATATTTCTGAACCTCAAAAAGCATGTCTTCAACCACCCTATGAATGTTTACCATAAGCTTTCTGCTTCTAAAAACTTTTTGTAAATCAATCATTGCAGTTGACACCGTACTAAACAATTCTCCTGTAAAAAATGCAAACAATGTCTGGAAAGAAAGAAATTCTTTTTTCAATTCTGCACTGGTTGGTGGGT